AAATTCTAAACTCTGTATTCTCTTCAAGATCTTTCTCCATTATCTGTATACGAGTGTCTGCAACATTTAAACGTTCTATAATTTGAAAGTAACCCATTGTGCCAAGAGCTACGATAATTATTAAACTGGCAACCGTCTTCATAGGCATTTGCACAGCGGCTTCTTCAGAAATTTTTAATGGTTTATTATTCATTTTTAGGTTTTGGTTTTGGTAGTATATACCCCTCTGGTGGTATTTTCAATGTACTGTTATTATTGTCTAAAGTCTTAGATTCCGGGTTTTCTTTAATATACTCTTCTTTTAATTCATCCCATAAGCTGCCTGTGGGCATGTCTTCTGTTTCAACAGCTTGTGGTACTACGCCTCTACATTTTGATACTAACAATGCAAAGTTTTCATTATGAGCAAGGCTAGGATTTCTATTTACTTTGTTACACATCTTCATAAGTTCTAATTGTTGTTTAAGTCGTTCATTTTCCAGCGCTAAATCGTTCCTCTCATTGCACTGTAAATTACCTAAATACTTTCTAAATGTAAGTCTTACGTCTTGACTATCACTTTCATTCCAACTGCTATCATAATTATCGTAATCATATTGTCTAGCTGACACAGATAAATCTACTTCACCAGTTCTACATTCGTTTGGATATGAATTTAAATATTCGTTTCTAGGATATGCAGGGTCAGCAAAGAAAGCTAGTAAACATAAAAGAGTAATTACTATCGCTGTAAACTTGTAATTCATCAGGGCACTCTCCATAATACATAAAATCCTAATAGTTTATTTCTCTGTTGAGATCTTTAATATCATACTCCATCTGTCTAACTTTATCTGCAAGAACTTCGTATAAATTTTCAGCCATCTCCCATGTGCCTTCAGCTCTTTCTAGTTTTGCAATAACAGTATTGACACCATCAGTTAATACTTTCATATCTCTACGGATATTTTCTACTTCCATAGTTTTTAATTCTTGTATCTCTGCCTGGTTAGCGTTGATAGTATCTGTTAAATTAACGATGTATTTTACACCTGTGAATGTTCCAACTAGCACAGAGGCTACAACAGGAACCATTACTATGTTTTTCTTTAACAGATCTACTAAATTCATTATTGTCTTATTGCTTTAAATATAGCTTTAATTTTTTCCCATATTTTACAGCACATATTTTTACATTTTTTAATCATTTTTTTTCTCCTCTATCTCATAAAACATATTATCGGTATCTTCCGTCACCCAATCTTTTCCTTCAACGTCCCAATAGGTTGTTTGCACTTTATAATCTGGCCATGAATTATCTGTAGTATAATTATTAACATGCCAAATTATTCTATTGTTTGGTTGAGCTGCATAATTACCGTTATCCAACGCCATTATGTGTGCACACTTGTGCTCTTGCGGAATTTCAGAATGTTCCGTATTTAATATATTAGTCTCTGGATGCGCCCAGTCAATAGTAAAAAGATATTGTCCTCCGTAGAATTTTTTGTCTTTTCCTCTAAATTTTCCGTCTATACCAGCCAAGAAATCAAAGCAATGAACACTAGGCCAATAGCTGAAACAGTTCCACAACTGAAGCTGGTCAACTGACATATCTTGCACTTCGGATCTAGAAAAACATTTTTGGAAAAACGCTGAGATAGGCAACCTCCAAAAGCACGCACCGTTGGGTAACATGATATTAAAAAGGAGCGCACGTCCTGAGATCGAAGTAACCCCAAAGACCACGCAGTCTTCAGAATCTTTAGAATAGTTTTTGTCCAAATCATATAGATACTCTTTCCTTACTTTGCAGTAGATAGGTGGTATATTTGCATTTAAATAAGCCATAACACATTACTTTATATTTCCCCAATTGGTTCCAAATTCATAGTCAACTTTATTAGGTATCTCCAAATCAACAGCTTGCTCCATGATTTCTTTTATTTTAACCGCTTGACTATCTGATTCAATAGAAAAATCTAGTTCATCATGAATTTGTATATGTCCTAGTATACCCTCTTTATATAATTCTAACATTGCTTTTTTTGTCATATCAGCAGCTGATCCCTGTATTAATCTGTTTAAAGCTTTATAAGTAAATGCTCTTCTTGTGGGATTTTTCCACCAATAATTTCTTTTACCTGTTTTCTTTCCTTCCAGATCTAATATTTCTGGACCCATTTCTTGCAGCTCTAACATTCTTTCGTGATCTTCTGCAGGAACAAATGTGCCCCAATCTGAACCACGTAATACTGGTTCGTATTTTGGAAACCTACAGCGTCTACCTAACAAAGTTTTAATCTGACCCTTTCCTTGAGCAGCATTCATTACTTTGTTCATCAACTGTTTTACAAAAGGAACTCTGGTGTGATACTTTTCAAAAAGTTCATTTGCTTTTTCTTTGGTAACACTTAATTCTGTTTGCAATTTATTTTTACCCATTCCATAAAACAAACCTAAATTAATTACCTTTGCTTGTGATCTTGGTATTTCTGCCATATCAGAAACTATCTTATGAAAGTCTGTTGAGGGGTCATTTTCATAAGAATCAGCAATTATATTGACAGAGGGTAATTTAAATTTTAGAGCGTAGTGTGCTACAAGTCTTGGTTCCTGTTGCGAATAGTCAAAACATCCCCACTTACAACCATCCTCTGGTATAAACAATGATCTTATCATAGGGCCTGTGTCTGGATCTCTGGCTGGTATTTGCTGTAAATTTGGATTAGTATAGCTAAATCTACCGGTAACCGTACCACCGTCATCAGATCTAATTTGATTTATCTCAGAATGAATTCTACCATTGTGTTCATATTTAATTATTGAATCAATAAAAGTAGTTCTTACTTTATTTATTTTTCTAGCTTCAGCTATTTTCTTTACTAAAGGGTGAGGATGATTTATAAGAAAATTTTTGGTAAAAGATGGTTCATCAGATTTTGCAGTTCTTAAATAAGGTAATTTCAGTTTGTCAAAAAGTGTGGCGATGCTTCTTGCAGCCATTAATTGAATATCTATGTTACTTTCTTTTTTTATCTCTCGGAGTATTAATTCTTCTCGGTATGCTAGGTCTTGCTTTACTTCATGGGCTTTTTGAACGTCAACCTTTACGCCAAGAAATCTCATGTCCACCAAACAAGGAAATAGATCAGTCTCCAAACTAAATACAGATTGTAAATCTTCTTCTATAATTATTTTTTTAACTTTATACCAAAGTTCTAATGTGAGCTCTGCATCTTTTTCTGCGTAAGAGCCTACTTCCATAGGAGGTAGTCTCCACATATCTGCTTTTGGATCTAGTCCTCTTTCCTTTGCAGCTTTTATTAGTCTAGATTCATTTTTACCTTTTGATAAATGATGCCAAGATAAAGTATTTAAAGTATAAGAGTATCTATTCTCATCAATCAAAGAAGATGCAATCATTGTATCTACTATTAAACCATTGATTTTTATACCTAATTTACGTATCCAACACACGTCATACATGGCATTATGAAATATTTTTGTAGCTGGCGATTCACAAACATCTTTAAACCACAACAAAACTTTATCCCTATCCATGTTGGGACCTTGTTCATGAGCAATTGGAAAATATCCTTTATATCCATCAACAGCAACCGCTATCCCGACAACATATCCGTTTCCAATAACAGAACCTGACCCTCTAGATTTTAAATCAGGATCATAAGTTTCTAAGTCAATTGATATTTCAGAGGCATCTCTTAAATCAGGAAATTCCTCTGGCTGTAACCATTCTGTTTCAGGTAATATCATTTTTTATCTTTCAGTTTTTTGATTTCTAAGTCGCAATAATGTTTGATCTTTTCTAAATCTTCTATACCATTTTTGTGTAGATATCTACAAACATATTTAACAACGTTACCCTGGAAAAAAGACAAATCATTTTTTGAAATAAATTCATATGGTTGAATCTTAAAATTTCTATAATGACTTCCGCCTATCTGTCGTTGTTGAGGAAATGCATCTTTAAATATATCTTTGTTTGTCATAATTGATACTCCGTTCTTTTTATTTTTGATTTTAATTTGTATAAATTATTTCTTGCTCTTGTTATACCAACATACCAGACTCTGTGTTCTTCATCTCTTTTATTTACACTTCTTTTAATTGACTTTTGTATTTTAGATCCCTGATGCAGGGCTAACACTACATTATCAGCCTCGCCCCCTTTTATAGCATGTATAGTTGATAAAAATATTCTAGCATCTTCATTTAAGTTTTCATTATTTTCCAACATATTTCTAATGTAAATTCTTTCCTTTTCTGGTGCAGCTGTAAAAACTTCATACCATTTTTTATTTTTGTCCCAGAATTTTGCATGAGGTATATATTCTTTTATATATTTAACATCTTGATCTTCCATTTTTTCGTCTTTACACCATCTAGTATACGCTAAAGCTGCTTTGTATATTCCTACTTTATAACTCTTACCTTTATTAGTTTGGTAGTATAAATTTCTTTT